CAACCTCTAACATCTTCTTTATAGGTTATTGTTTGTCCGCTGTTAGGTAGTGTTAAGTTATACTCGTCTTGTCTATCGTCATAACTACCAATAATTTTATTTTCTAACCTTAAATTATCTCTAAAAAAGTCTTTCATACCAGCTTCAGATATAGGTGTTAAACCGTCCATAGAAAGCCTCATTACAGCGCCACGTACTCTATCGGTAAAGTAAGCTCTATAAGCTTCTGAAACAAAAGACTCTGGATTTGTAGATATACCATATTCACCAGAATAAGGTATTGTTTCACCTAAAACATTGTTTGTAGAAGTAATGTTAGTATTACCATCAGCATTAAATAAAGCATCTTTATTTGCTAATATTTTTAAAATCCTGTCTTCACAAAGAGTTATTAAATCACCACCTTGTCCCCAACCAGCTTTTAACTTTTGTATACTACCATAAATAGGATTTATATCTTTAGTTATTTTTTCAGCCGCTATAAATTGATTTAAATTATTAATACCGCTGTTTGAGTTGTATATACCAGAGTATATAAGACCATATTTTAAATGCTCTTCATAAGGATTTTCATCTAATGTTGTAGAAACTTTTACACCATTAGCTATAAACGGTAAGTTAAAAGTATCTCTAATTCTATTAGATTCAACACCATTTCCAAATGAATAACAATTGTGCCAACCTAAAGTGTACTTTGTGTTTGGCCCGTGTAAAACTTCATCTATATATATAAGCGCTGTTCTTGTAGGGTAACCAGTAAATCCAATAGAAGCATCCCAACCAGTAACTTTAACGGTTATAATACTACCGTCTGGTTTTGTTATTTTTAAATGATCACCAATACTAATAAAACTAGCAGCATCGTTTACTAAAGGTGACTGTTGGGTAACTGTACTAGATATAGATAAAGCCCACTGTCCTTCACCTTCCATACCATTTACAAGTGTATCTGGTAAAGGAATGTTTTTTACTTCGTAAACAATCATATCTTCGTTTTCAACTAGCGTTGCAGCAGGATTTTCTACACATTCAACTAAAGATCCTAAAGGTATTGCTAAATACTTTGTTTCATCTGTTAATTCAAGTGGATTGTAACTACTAGCCTCATAGTACACGTCTAAATCCGTAGATTCTTTTGGCTCAGTTTCCCATATAGCTGGATTACTAGGAAACTCAGACTCTAAATTTATTTCTTCAATAAATTCTATATTATAACCAACAGCTAGTAAACCTGGATTAGCAGTGCTCCAACCACCACTGCCACCAAAAGTAGTATCTTGTGCATTTATTCTATTGACAGAATATTGACTATAACCGTTCATTGCAGGTTGTTGAAACACAAGGGTATCACCAGTAGCAATTGTTACATGATAAATTTTATGTTGTTTTCTATCTATACCTCCTATATTAACAGATCCACTGCTAGCTTTTAAAAGGCTAGTGTAACCAACTAAAGTTAACACGTACCCATTATTAACATCTTGTATTTTAGAAACTATTAATGGTTCATAAGAATAGTTAGCGTTTACACTAATAGGATGTGGATTGCTAAAACTGCCGTCTAAATTAAAACTTCCATAAGAAGTTAATATCATACCAACCGTTATAGAGTGTTCGCCACCATTGTTATCACATGCTATGTTGTGTACATCACTAACAAAAACTTGATTAGAGCTTAATGTTAAAGGAAAATTACCAGCGTTTACTTGCAACTTTAAACCACCAGGTATTGGACCTGTATTACCATTATTAGTTGGATCCCAACTTATAGAACCATCATCAGTGCTATCGTTTTTAAAAGTTGTTTTATATCCCATGGTAAAGTTTGGAGATAATTGAGCAGCCTGTGCATTAACTGAGGTCCAAGCTGGAAATTCATCTGTTTGAGTATTGGTCATTATATCACCATCACTCCATCTTAATCTTTGGTTAAAAGAAACTCCACTAGGTTGAATTGTGTATATTTCGCCTGTAGGATCTTCTCTAAATCTAAACTTAACTGAAGGAGATATTTTTTTAACTAAATCTCTAAACTGTTGAGTATCATAATAAGAATTACCATTATTTGAACCTATATTAAAAAAGTCGTCTATTCTATCACTGCCACCGCTAGTATTAGTACCGTTACACTCTTTATCATGGTAAATTCCTCCAATAGCTATTAACATTGAAGAGTTTTCATTTCCTTCAACTACACCTTGTTCTACACCATTAGTTGAGTGTATAAAAGGCCAGTGTAAGCTTGTAGATCCAGTACGTTGACCTGAGTAAGGACCGCCATCAATAAACCATACATTTCCTTTTTCTTGTTCTCCTTTAGCATTAAAAACACCATATCTTTCTGTGTCATTAAAACTAGAGTCATCAGCATTTTTTAAACCATTATCAGGTGGGAATTGATTAGAAAAACCAGGCGATGGTGGACAAGCAAAAGTATAAAAAGCAGCTTCAGCTTTCCATTTAGACTCATCAGTATCATCAAATTTATATTGACCTATATTGTGAGTGGTGCCCGGAGATATAGTACTAAAACTTGTAGACTCTGAATCAGAATCAAACCTGTAATTTCTAAAAAACGGAGCAAAAGAACCAAAAGTTAAATTATTATTACTACCACCACCATCATACGTATCAAACTGACTTCCGGATGTATTTGTAACTATTGTTAAAGGATCATTATAAATACCGTGAGATTGACCTGTAAACGCAGGGTGATGTAATTTATGTTGATCACCACCCATATAATAAAGTTTTTTAGATACCGTTGTTCTATATCTTATTGATCCTATAGTTTCAGAGTAAACATTTGTATTAAAAACATCATCTCTATTTACTTTAACAAAAAACCTTCCGTCAAACTCGCTTGTGTTTTCTATAACATATTTATATATTCTTACAACGGTATTGTCAACTATTCTTGTAGGACTTAACGGATCATCGCATATAAAATTAATATCGTCACCAAAGTTTTTATCTATCTTTATATTGTATTTAGCAACGTTAATGTTAGCTGCGGGTTGACTAAGTTCTGTTATTCTATATCTATCTGAAGTACTACCACCAATAGCAAATTCTATATATAAAATACCATCTTCTATATTGTGAAGTTCAGAACCAGGGCTATCTTGAAATGGTGCGTAGTTTATTTGAAAAACATTTTTACCAAATAAAGGAGCATTGTTTATTGTGCTACCAAAAAGACTATCATCAGTAGATGTAAATATATGTGTTTTTTCTTCTAATAATATTTTATTTGTTTTTATGTGATCTGGAGCTTCAGTTTCTATAGCTAGTACTTTATATCTAGCCTTGTCTTCAACTAAAATATTAGAGCCTACACCTTTTTTAAGTATTAAAAACGTATCAATATTTATTTTATTTATATCAGAAGAAGGAAAAGATATCCAAGCAAGTCCATCTTCAGCGTCCCACCATCTGTCCATAGACATGTTGTAATATTCTCCTGAAGTTTCTTTTACAAAAAACTTAAAATACTTCATGTCTTTAGGAAACATTTCATCTGCAAAAGTAACTTCAAGCTTGTTGCTTTTGTTAGAATCTTTTTTAGTTATTTTTTTACTAGCGGTTGAGCTAGATAAAACAGGAGTTTCTCTACCATACTCGTCGATAAACACAACTCCAAGCTGATACTCTCTTAGTGATTTTATAGATTTAACTGTATTTAAACCTTCATAAACACTAGACAGGCTAACAGTTAAGTTTGCATAATACTCCTTATTTGTATTTTGTTTGATTAAATCAAAACCTTGAGTATAATTAGCATAAACAACTCTATTACCACTAATCTCTTGTGCTAATGCTGTTTTAGGAACAGAATCCCAAGGTCTTAACAGTTGGTTTGAAGGAAGTGTTCTTTTTATTGTTTCTGACTTTACGATATACTCATCTTTAGTCCAGATATCACTGTTATACTGATTATTTTTAATAGTATCTACAACATAAACATTTAAAGAACCTTCATCTTTATATAGTATATCAACAGCAACAACATCTTGTCTTTGACTAGGAATAAATCCAGAAAGTTTAATTTCGTTAACATTGTTAACCATACCTAAATTATAAGCGTTTCTAGGATGATAATCAAAAGATCCTGGTAAAAAGGCTATCTGTGTAAAAGGTGAAAACGTAGAGTACTCTTTATCTTCATACTGATACCTATAAGCAAATCTTGGAAATTTATATTCAAATAATTTTTCTTCTTCATTTAATTTTTCAACAGCATATTTTAATTCATTAAAGTTTTGTGGTACAGTTAAAGGCACGCCTTCAAAACCTGTTATTTCTAACTCTACTTCTGCGTCTTGCACGTCTTGTCTTTCTATTGAAAGGTTTAATATCTCAAAACTATTATTACTTGCACCTCCACTTTCAATAACAAATTTATTATTATAAGCGTTATTATTGTAGGTACTACCAGTTGTAGCGTCTAACGTCAAAGTAATATCAACATTAGTTGCATTTGTAATTGAAGTTTGCCATCTGTACTGAACACCATTAATAGTTTTTGATATAAAAAATCTATAAGTTCCAGAGATTATATTTTGCACTTCATATCTAATCCTGTAAACACCTCCAGTGGCCCAATTAATATCTTCACTAGAATAAACTTTATTATAACTACCGACGTTATTAAAAATAATTTTAGAGTTTAAAGAGTCGTAAGTTATATTATTGTGACTCCACTTGTAACCAAGAGGCTTACTACCGTCAGTATTTGGTAAGGTAAAGTCATTGTTAGGAGCAAATTCAGTAATATCGTCTGTTGGATTTATAACGTTAATAACTTTAGCTTTTATACTATAGTTTGTTATAGGTAATGGTGGTACCTCATCGTAATTGTTGCCGCCAAATTCTTTTATTAAGACTGTATCACCATTATTCCAAGATAAAGTAAAACCACTATTACCTTGTAAATCCGTTTCTATACGTGTAGAAAACTGACTACCAATTAAAAATTGACTAAAATCATAATATTGATTTGATGAACCAATAAAAGAAGATGCGTTTTGAGGATTTGCTCCACCAGGTGTTAAATTACCTGGATCTGTTGTTATTGTGATTACACCGCCGTTAGTAGCGTTAAGATTTTGTTGTGAAGATAATTCAATAATTGGAGCAGTTTTAGGTGATTTTCTAATAACAGTAATGTGCTCTTCTTGTAAATCTATTCCAGACAATATGTTAATATCAATAGATTCGTTTATTAACTTAGTGTGTATTGTTCCTGATGGATCTGTTCCTTTTATAGAACGTGTAATGTTTATTTTTTTTGGTTCAGAGTGTCCGTCTGTAAAAAGCAGTATATCATCTATGATGTTTATACCAGTTATAATTCTATTTTTATTAAAATTTAAAATACCTTTTTTATCTACTAAAACAGGTGTAATTAAATCTTTTGTAGAATCATACTCGATTATAATACCAGACTTACTAATTAATGTTGCTTTTTTAATCCGTATTGTTTTTTCAAAAGTAAGGCCGTTAACCATTTCTATGTCTAAACGCATACTTGTAGAGCCATTATTTTGATTTTTATCAAAAGTAAAAGTATCAGTGTAATTTCCAGGATTTATTACTTCTGTACCACTAATTGGTCTATAAGCACTAACAGCTGATCCTCTTACAAAAAATTTTGTTTTTAACGCATCACCAGCATTGTCAATATCATCAAACTCAATGTTTAATTCATAAGTCTCTCCATCTATTAAATCAAAAGATTGTATAAATCTAGCTTGATAGTTAGGTGTAGTAGAACCATCAGGAATACTAGTAAGTAACACACCATCACCACTAAAGTTTTGATCTACATTATTACCTTGCCAAAAATCACTGTTTATAATTTCTGTATTTTTAATAATATAATTACTAGTGTCTACAAAATAATATAGCTTATCATTTTTTTCATCAGAAATACTACCAACGCAAGTAGCTCCTTGTGGAATAAAATCTTGTCCATCAACTAAAGAGTTACCTAATATATTTTGAACAGTACCAACGTCAGATTCTTCTGAAGTAGATACCTGTATATTCATAGCGTCTCTATATTGTCCGTTTGGAACAAGTCTTTCATCAAGATCTTTGTTCATCTTACCACCGGTAAAATTATGCTTAAGTTCTGGCATGTACTAGTGTTTTATGTGTTTCGACTTACCTCTAAGTATTTGAGTTAATTCTTCTAATTTAATATTAGATAATCTTAATTTTGCTTGCCTTGTAGCTGCAAATTTTTCTTTTTTAAATCTAGGTACTAATTGTTGGTGTATTGGTTGAGAAGATGTAGATAAAAAAGCATGGGCTATATGTTTATACATAGCTTCTTCAGCAAATTTATGAACTTGCATTTCTTCGTCAGTACCAAGACTATCACTTATATAATCTAAGATTACAGTATTTCCTGAAATATTAGAGCTAAAATGTATTTTTCCAAGTCTTTCGTCTATATAAAAAGATCCGTTAACTTGAGTATATTGGGGATCTAAACCATATCTATTACCGCTTAAAGGCCAATAAACATCATCTTTATAATCATCATCATCGTTTTCTGTTGGCGTAGACGATTTGTAGTTAGCCCAAGTTGTTGACTCACCACCATCTAGTAAATCTGGAGAAGCTCCTTCAAAGTTGAGAACAATATTATCTACTGTATTTGTAGGAATATTAGTAAAAGTTGTTGGGCTAAGTGTGTTATCTCCTCCTAAGTTTTCTAACATTGGCACGAAACTAGTTACTAAAACGTAAACTTCGTCATAACTTGAAACATCAATATTCTCAACAGATTTAGTAGTTGTAGAAGTTACCGTAGTACCTTCTGACCACTCAACGTAAGCAAATCCATTTAAACTACCTGGAACTGGTAAAAAATTAGGACCAACATCACCTCCTGTTGTTATTTGATCATTTGTACTTGCGTTACTAGATTTTATTAAGTTTGTGCTTGTATCTCCAGGAGTACTACTTATACCAACACGAACAACACCTTGATCTGAAAAACCAGCTTGAGCAGCAGCTGATAAACCGTCAGCTTTTAAATCTAGTAAATCTATGTTAGATGTGTCTATTAATTGCCAGCAAGCATAAGCTCTACCTGTAACCGCTCCTTGATAGTTGATAGCTTCTGTTGAAAAAGTTAAAACTCCATTAACAGCAGCAACAACATCGTTTCCTAAATTGGTGTTTCCAACTGGATTATTAGCATTATTAGATGCTGGCGTTTTACTCCAGTTAACACCTGGCGTTAAAGAAGTAGAAAAATCTGAGTTTAAAAAATCTTGAACAACACCAGCTGTAGTTACAAAGTCGTAATTACCATCATCGTCTTGTTTTATTTTAAAAGGATTTGAAGTTTTATTAGTTGGATATAAAATGTGTTTTATACCAGCAGAGTCTACACTACTAACTTTAGTGTAATTAACGTAATCATGAGGAAGTATCATTTGTAAACTTGCAGGTAAAACTATTTCTTGTGATTTAATACATTTAAAAGTATCAAAAGAAAACTCTTGCAAAGCTCTTTGTGCGTGAAAAGCTATATCAGCTTTTTTTGCTTTTTGTATTATTTTACCTTCACCTACATAAGCTATTTCAAATTGAGTTATTATATCATCTAAAGATATGAACTGATAGTTTCCAAGATTATTACTTTGGTAATAAGCCTGTTGTGTAGTGTTGTCTAATAATCCCATTTATTTATTGTTTTTCTTGTTGAACTTGAGCACCTTGAAGCCCAGCTGCAGTTTGTGCAAGCACTGGCTTTTCAATAGCTATACCAGCTAACGTTAATATTCTATATACTAACTCTGTTTCGTCTGAAGGATGTAGATCAAAATCTACAGCGTTAGTTGAGTTATATAATGCTTTTTGTCCTACTACATCATAAGCCCAATTAGGTTTTCTAGGTTTTTTTATATAACTTATTTTTATATTATCACCTTCTGTTACATATAGATTTTCTATATCTCCAAACTTTGGTGGAGGTGGAAATATTTTTATATCAGCTCTTACACCTGCTGTAGGACTAATATTATGATAAAGAGCTGCAGGTCTTTTTTGTGTAGGTTTTGTTAATGGACTTTTTCTATATAAATCAAACTCTTTTCTATCTTGTATTTTACAAGCTACATGATCTGTATTTGATCTTGTGTAGCTAACATCAATGCTAGTTAATCTATAAAAGTTTTCAAACTGACTTAAGGTTAAATCACCAAATTCATTGCTAAGTACAGTGTTAGCATGAACAGGTCTATGATCAAATGCATTTATTTTTTCTTCTAAATTTGTTACCATATCTGAGTAAGCAGTGTTATTACCAGGTACTCTTAAAAATTGATTTAAATCGTAGAAGTATTGCTCAAATATTTCCATTTGTGCATGGTCGGCAAATAAGTTAAATTCTTGAGGTGTTATATAACCTCTTTGCTCTTTATTAGCTAACGCTAAAACTTTTTGATATACTTTATCTATACTTACCATAATTTCTTTTTATTGTAGTTTACGATCGCCCCGAAGAGCGACCGCTCTACAGTTTGATTAGTTGTTTAATCTTTTTTCTATATTTGTGTATATTTCCATACCTTCATCAGTTTTAAACCACGCAGCTAAAGCTGTATATGGATGCTCTTCAAAAGGAACAGTAAATAATTTTCTATCGGTTGAAGCCCATAAAAAATCTCTTTGATTTTGTGACAATTTTAATATACCAGCTTCAACAGCTTTAATACCAAAATTTCTTAACATTACATTATCATCAGAAGCTAATTCTAAGAACAAAACAGGGTTTGACTTAGCAAATATTAATAAATCTCTTTTAACTTCTTTAGAGCTCATCTTAGACACTTCAGATCCTTTTTCTACACGCATAATAGCTTCCGCCATATCAATATCCATATCTCTAGCAGCCATAAGAGCGTCAACTTCTAATTCTAAATAATCTATTTGTTCAGCAGCTACTTCTGCAGGTTTATGCTCATAAAATAATTTGTCTCTATGTGGGTGGTATAAAGACAATAGCTTTTGTAAAACTGTTTTATTTTTAGGAACAAATAAACCGCCATTTTGAAATATAATATGTTCTAACCTTTGTTCTCCTTTCATCTCATCTACAAATGGAGTTCTTTGATTAGACGTGTATTTTAATTCTCTTTCATAACCTTTTTCTTCGTCAAACCAAAATATATTACTACCTCTTATTAAATAAGTTAAAGGTGATTTATTGTGAGAAAGATAATACATTCTATCTTTTATTTCCCACTCAGGTTTTTTAGGTTCAACTTTTTTTGGTGTTGGTTTTTCAATAACCACTTTTTCTACATGCTCATCACCAGGATCTCCTTGGTAAGAGTCTTTTTTTGTTTTCTTTGCCATAATATAATATATAATAAAATTAATAAAATAAAAGTCCGAGGCCGAAGCCCCGGTCTTTTAAAATTGTTTTAGTTCATCAACATGAAGTTATTAGCTCCTTGAGTGATTAAACATCTTTCAGATAAGTAATGAACTTCCATTACATCTTTACCAGATGTAGCAGCGCCAACAGAACCAGTAATCCAAGTTTTCATTCTTCGATCATCAGTTTGTGAAGCTCTATATCTAACATGTAAGAAAGGACGTTTCATATTTGTACCTAATTGCTCGTCATAAACTGAAGAAACACCAGCTGGTATAACAACACCTCTAATGTTTGTTACAGTATCATTTAAAGCACCTCTAGTACCTTTATCATTAAGGTATTTAAAGTCAGACTTGTAGAAGTCATAAGAACCTCTTCTGAAACCAGAGAAACCTAAGTTAAGCGCCATGTCTTCAGAGTTGTTAAATACACCGTAAGATGTACCACCAGCTCCGTAAGAGTTCATTGAAGCTAACATATCATCAATAGCTAAGCTAGTTGATCTATCAACAAACATCATGTTTTCTTCAATAGCACCGTTTTGGTCAAACACAGCTAAAATAGCGTCAAACTCAGCTAAATCAGTAGCAGCGTTAACACCAGTAACACCTGTAGTTTGGTGACCTCTAGTAGTGATAGCTTGGAATAAACCTTGCGTACCATCTTGTAAAGCACCACCATCAGTACCACCAATTGCACCAGCGTTTGCCACAGCAGTTTCAGCTTCTAACATAGTCATTTCTAAGTAATCAGTAAAACGAGCTCTAGTATCACCTTCAGCTTTTAAGTACCATAAGTAACCTGACTGACCTTCTTCTCCAGCAACTTCAATCCAACCAATTTGCGTAGTATCAGATCCAGACACTTCGTAGTAATCTTTCATGATAATATGCTTGTTAGAGTGAGATTTAAACTTAGGAGAATTAGCAGAAGATCTACCATCAGTTCCTTTTTCAAACTCAGAACCAATAACTAATACTCTGTAAGCTCCAGCACCAGCTGAATCAGAGAAACCAGCAGCATCAAAATCAGCTTCTGCGTAAGGTAAAATAGTAACATTAGCACTAGAAACAGCTGAAACGTAACCTCTTAAAGTTAAAGAAGCATTAGAAACTAATACCATATCTCCAACTCTAATACCGTGATCAGCTCCAACAGAGTTACCATCAACATCATTTACAATTGCAAATATGTTAGCAGAAACGTCTTCATTTGTAGCCGTGTAAGCTAAATGTAATCTACCTTGCTCTGACCATATAACTCTATCAGAAGTAGAAGGCTCTTCAGCTCCAACTTGAGCTAAAAATCCTGCGATTGTTCTTTTACCGTAAACCTCAGCTTCTTTTTCCATAAGGTCTGGTAAATATTGTTGTGCCCAACCTTCAGTTGCTGAAGACGTAAAGTCTACGTAGTTAGACGACAACGTTTGTTTTCTAGGAGCAGCATCTATACCACTCGCACTTGTAATTGCCATAATTTTTTAATTTTAAATGTTATTTATTGTTTTTAATTTTAAACTTAAAACCAGATGAATCATTACCTAACACTTTAAACTTTAAACCACCAGTTTCAATTGTACCGTGACTTTGTCTTGGATTCATATCAACATTTTTAGATTTAGCAATACTATCTTTCATAGCATCTGCCTTACCTTGTTCATAAAAGTGTTTTGCAACAGCGTCTGCATTCATTGCTGTAAATAGAGATTTATGATAACCTTTAGCGTCTACTAAAGCAGAGTTTTTATCCAAAAACTTTTTGGTAAAATTGCTTATATCGCTTTGAGTGTTTTTAATCTCGTCAACATTGTTTACATTAAACCTATATTTTTTATCACCGACGTTATATTCAAAACCTTTGAATTTGTCGTTAAAAACTTGATTAGTTTTTTGCGTAAAAATATTAGAGTTTGCTTTAACTGTTTTTTGAGTTTCTTCTGACTCTTTGTTATATCTATTAAAGAAATCTACAGCTTTTTGTTGTTCAGGCGTGAGCTTTGAACCAGCTTTAATTTCTTCATAGTATTTAGACTTTTGCCCGTCTAAGTGGCTTTTAGCGTTGGCAACTTGCTCTTTTAACGCTAATTTTTTTCTTCTTATATCTATTTCTTCATCAACTTCTTCATCGTAAGAAAATTGATCTTCCATAAGAAAGTTAATTTCTTCGTTATTTAAATGAGGTTTAGTTTGTCTGTAGTATTCATATAATAAATTAGTATCATCTAATTTACTATAATCTTGATTAAGCTTAACATAATCATTTAAATCACCTCCAGTTTCTTCCATAAAGTCTATTAACTTTTGGATATTTTCTGGTAAAGGCTTTCCAGTTTCTAAATTTTCTTTAATAGCTTCTTCTGCTTCTGCAGCTATTTCTTCAACTTCTTCAGTAACTTCTTCTAGTACTACTTCTTCTTTTTTCTCTTCACTTTGTTCGGTAGACTCTTTAAGCTCTTCTTTGTTTTCTTCACGAACTTCTTCGCTAGCTTCGGATCCGTCGCGAACAGGTACCTCATCTGTGCTTTGCTTCTCAGTGGCATCTTCTTCTTTTTTTATTGGTTTGTTTAAATCTACTTTGATAACTGTATCATCACCAGCTGACTCAAACTTATTTTCTTCAACTTGTTCAGTTGTATCTTGTGTAGTTTCTTCAACTACTTTTTCATTTTCTTCTTCCATAATATAATATAATAATAGTTAATAATTTATCTAGGATCAAACACACCTAAATCAAATCCTCCACCTAGTATATCATTACCTGCGGACTCAAAGTTTTTAGGTGGTTTTCCACTTTTTCTCTGCTCAATCATTTCTGATTGCTGTGTAGCTTGTATTTTTGTTCTTTCGTCTTTTCTATCTTCTTTTTCTTTTTCTCTCTGTTGTAGACTTTGAGTTTCCATACCTTTAAGCTGCATGTTGTATTGAAACTCTAAAGCCATTAACTCTTTTTTCATTTGAACTTCTTGCATCATTTTTTGAGCATCTACTTGCGCTTGCATTTGCATTAGCTCTGCTTTACTAGCATTTAGCGCTTGATTTTTTTGAACTTCAACTTGTGCTGCTACTTGCGCTGCTTGAGAGTTAGACTGTGTTTGCGCTTGAATATTTTCCATTTGCAACTGTCTATCTTTTGCTTCTTTTCTTTTTCTACGTATTTTTAACATTTGATTTGCTAACTTTATATTACGTATCTCTCTAAGATCTATAGCATCTTCAAGCTCTATTGTTTTTTGTTGTAAAGCCATTTGAATATTATTTTCTAATCTAGCTTTTTCTTCTTCATCTGGTTGTAATTCTATAAATATACCAAAATCATATAAGTGTAACTCAGACATTTCTTCTAACGTAGCAACATTATGAACGCCTATAGCTTGTATAAACGCATCTTTTGTTGGTGAATATTCTATAATATCAGATATTCTAAGTGACAAACACTCTGCTGTCTCTGCGGTTAAGTACAAACCAGCTTGTAGTATATGTCTTGTTGCTGTGTTAGAATTAGCGGCTGCTAACTTTTGAACTCCTACTAAAGCATTTTTATCAGGCATACTACCATCTCTTGCTTCATTTAAACCGGTTACATCTCTTATCATTTGTAAGTAGTAATTATAATTAGCAATAAGAGCTTGCATTTTATTACCACCAGATCCAGATGTAATTTCTTGAATAGGTACTTTGCCAGGGTTTAAATCACCTTCAGATGTAAAGCTTCTACCAATAACACTACCAGTTTGGAAGTACATGTTTAAAGCTTCTTGTGGATTATAGTTTGTTCCGTTACCTAAATCAACTTCAGCTAAACCATCAGCATCTAAATAAACACCATCTGGCACCATTCTAGACATTACCTGTTGTAGCTTTAAATGTGTTAATTGAATCATATCTGCAAAACCAGTTATACGTTTTACTAGCGAATCAATTCTACCATCATACATCCTAGGAGCACAAATAGCATAATTCATTTTAACCTTAGTAAAATCACTTTTAGGACGCATCATGTTTTTAGCCATGCCCCATTTAAGTAATCTATCAGTACCAAGTATTATAGCGCCTTCATATAAAGTTTCTATAGATCTTAACATCCTACTATATCCTCCTTCTTTATTTTCTGGCGGATTAAAAGAATCATCTTTAGGTATAATTTTATTAGCACCAGTAGCAGTTTCTTTTACTTTATAAACTTCGTTCATATATGTTTTGTAATTAAAATACAAAACTTGAATAGTATTATTATCTTCTTTGTAATCAGTATGTCTAGAGCTATAGTTAGATCTATTATAAGGTTTGCTCTTCATTATATCTTCAAGATCACTTTCAGATAAATGAGGAAACTCTTTTGCTAGTTCGTTTACTGGAATAGTTTTTACTTCACCAACATAATATATATCTTCAAAATAAGGGGATTCTGTGTAAGAGTAAACTAAGTTTGCTGGATCAACGTATTCAACGCAAACTCCTTGTGAGGTGTTAAAAGATGTTTTTACAGCACCAATACCTAAAACTGTTAAGTCGTAATAAAATCTTTTCTTTATTAATTCATAATCATTACCTTCTAACAAAACGTTTAAAGCTTGTTCTTCAGCTACTTCAACGGCTTGTTTGTAACTAAGCTGCATGTGTAGTTCTAGTTCTTCTTTAGTTTCAGGTAGTGTGTCTTCATCATTTTCAGCAATAGACATGTTAAACGCTTGTTTAGTAAATTCGTTTAATTCTTTAGTTCTCATGTCAGACAGCATTGACTCCATATATTCAGTACGTTTTGCAACGCCATAAGGATCCTGCGAATAAGCTTTTATATCATAAGTTCTTTCTGCAATACCATTTACAACTATATCTACAAACTTAGGTATAATAGGAACTGGCTTCCAGTCTAAATTTAAATAAGACAAATCACCATTTATAGATAATTCATCTTTGTATTTTTGTATAGATTGTTCGCCTCTTGCGTATAATCTTAAATTATGAAAATCATTATGATTTGTTCTATATTTATTATAGCCTCTTTCTTCGTGAAACCACTCTTGCTCTATTGCTTTACCTACTTTCAAACCATATTCATAACTTAGCTTTTCAGCGTCACTTACTGTTTGACTAGGAAAATAACTTTTCATGCCAGACTCTGCCATATTTATTATTTTATTATTCGTGAATTACTTCCAGTATTAGTATACTTAGAAATTTTTAAATTTATTTTTGGTTTTTCAACCTTAACGTTTGGAGCGTATAAATGTCTATTGTTAGCCATAATAGCTAAACCAGAACTTATTGAAGCATCAAACTTTGTTCTTTTGTTTATGTCAAACTTAGCCCAATCATTTAACAACTCGTTAAAATAAAGATCACCAACAGAACCATCTTGCATTATACCAACGTGATCTTGTATATACATTTCAATAGCTGCAGCATGAGCTTGTTTAATATCTTCTGAGGAGTTAGGTATACCACCTATTTCTTTTTCTGCAACAGATAGTTTATTCCATAATTTATCTGGTCTATTCATACTAAAACCTCTATAACCTCTTCTTCTTAAATAGTATAATAACCTAGGTTTATTATTCTCTGCTAATATTGGCATACCATAAAAAACTAAAGCCATTAATACATCTTCAAAAAATATTTCAGCCGTAGGTGGTCTTGATAAGTATTCTAAAAAAAAGCTGTTCGCAGGAGCGTCCTCCATACTAAACCTGGTTAAGCCGTGTAATGCTCCTTTAGATCCTTTTCCATCTACGGTCCCTGATATATCATAAGAGTCACAACCAAATGCCCCTACGTGTTCATTACCAGGATATTTAACACCATTTTTAAGTACCACTCTATTTTGTAGTTGTTGAGGTGGAACCCAACTAACTTTAAATCTACCTTTTGGATCTGGATAAAATATAACTTGTGTATCTTTTACTCCGTTAATCCATTGGAAATTACCAGATGTAACTCCAAGGCTTCTAGACATTTCTTCGTTATAATCTATTTGTTCGTATATTTTAACTAAATTAAAAATAGAGTTTTTGGTTTCATCTCTAAAAGCATGCTCTTCTGTTCTAGGGAACTGTCTGTAAAACTCGTTTAAAGCGTCTTGATCATCTTTCAAACCATCAGCTTCGTTTTGCCAACTATCTATTACACCTACATCTATTAGTTCGCCGTCTGGCGCAAATCTGTCGATATCAGGAGTAGTAAAGACTGGAACTCCATACTCGTCAATAAATCCTTCGTAGTTCCATTCCATTGGGATAAAAAGAGAGTATAGTCCAGACTTTGTCTGACCATTTCTATTTCTTTTTGTGACATCTGATGCGTTGTATAGTTTTTTAAAATTTTCTCCACCTTTATCTAAAGCATTTGAAGTAGAGCCCATCATACATTTACCAATAATCCTACTACCTAATCGTAAACATGTTTTTGTAACTCTCCAGTTATTTAAAATATTATCGGGTCTTTCCCATTTACCACTTTCATCATGAACTAACAACGCTAATTTCTCACCGTCATAGCTATTGTCTCCTGTATTTTTCCAGTCAATTGTTGTATCTAAACCTTCAAGCTCTTCAACTTTTTCGTTAGCAGTTATTTTCTTTCTTGTAAACTTACTAGCTGGAACTCTATAAGCTAACTCAGTTTTAGGTCTATCCATACCATCTTGTATTGGCTTGAAGAAAAACGGATAGTTAATACTAATAGGTACAACTTTATCTGTAAACATTTTTTTAGCGTCAGCACCAGTTTTAGAAAGTATACCAAATCTACTATCACTTGCAAGAGTTGCTAAATTAACTGTTTCAGCGCTACTCATAAAAGAAAATCCAGATCGTCTGTTTTTAAGATAACACATACCATAACATCTACTATCTGCCTTGCAAGCTTCCCAAAATATAAAGAATAACCTATTTGCTTCTCTAAAATCAGGTGCACCAACATCAATCTTACTCCATTGTAAGTACATATAATGTGTTCCTACTATATAAGTTGGTTTATTGTTATTTATAAACCAAAAACCTTCTTCTCTTCTTTTAAACTCTTCGTCTATATAATCGAACCATTTTTCTTTATTTTCGTCCGGATAGTTTCTCCAGTCAAATATGTTTTTTATTCTACTTAGTTCTTTAGGATATTCTTGTTTCACCCATTTATTTTTTGGGTTTTTATATACCTCTTTAGGAACTTTTGGCAAAGCAATAGCTAAACCTTGTATTTCTATTATATCACCTATTTGTCCTGTTCTAGATATTATAACAATATCATGCTCTTTATTGTAACCGTATTTCCACTTTTTACCTTTATTAAGACGACTAACAGTAGTCTTTTTAACAGGTTCAACTATTTTAACTAAACTTTGACTGTACATTACTTAGATCTACTTTCTGCGAATCCTTTAAAAGTCTTTTCCTTTGTCTCTTCAGGTGCTTTGCCCTCGAGTATGTTTTCTTCTTCTTGGATTCTGTTAAGTATTTCAAATGCGTCAAATATAGCTAGTTTTTTAGTAGCTGCGGCATTTTTAAGTCTATCTGCTGATATGTCATCGTTTGAATCAACGATCGCTTCTTTTGCTACTTTAATCAGCTCTTCAACTGCTTTGTGCCCAGCTTGGATTATACTCTTCTTCGTTTCCTTGATGTTCATATTTGATTGTAATAAAATTAGATAAAACTCGAAACAGTCTCTCGCCATCAACGATAAACTCATATTCACTATTTGGTCTAAAACCAACTAAATCTCCAACGTTTACCGTACCGTCTGAATACTTAACAATACCTTGTAAAGGTTTTTCAGATTTAGTATTAAACTTGTCTGTTGCTTTTAAAGGTATTACAAAACAATAACCTTTTGGACTTATCCATTTAGTATCTCTTTTGTATAAAAATATTTGATCATTACTTATAAAGTAAGTATCTTCATTAAAATAAGCTCTACTATTTTTTTCAATACCTTTTACGTTATGCCATCTACGAAACACATTGTGATGTACTATAACTATATCACCTGGTTTTATGTCTGTATTACCAATTATAGGTGTAGATATAACTTCTGCTTCTCTATTAACATATTGGTGGTTAAAAATCTCAGTGTTAAGAATTAACTCTTTACCATTTAATTTTTTAGTATTATTATATCTTTGTCCTTTTGGTTTTACAACAAAGTTGTAAACACTTTTCATTAGTACTGTAAGTTGTATTCTACAGACACAGCCATATTCTTGTTAAAGTCTTTCCAAGGTAATACATCTTTATTTTTCTTAATGTAAATAGAATACTTATCGTCTTCTTCTATAATATTACAAATAGTATGTCCGCCATACACTTCTTGTCCTACAGAATAATGCATAGCGTCGTTTTTGTAATCTTTACCTACACTTATTTTACGAATTAACTTTGACATCTTCTTTATAGTTTATTTTACCATCTTGAATATCAATATCAAAAGTACCATAGTCTTTTTCAAACTCATCTTGTAATGCTTTTAACTGATCTTTTAAACCAGCTATTCTATGCATCATCTCGTGTTTTTTTAACTCTATAGAACCTATTTCTAATTGAGATCTATTTAAACTATTTACTGTATCTTGAACTTTTTTTAACTGTTCGTCAGTTATTTTTTCAGGCTTAATGCCTCTAAGTTGTTTAATTTTTGCACTTGTATTTTTTGCCATTTTATTTAATTTAAGTTAATTTAATTTATCCTTCGTTTTCAGCTGCCATCCACGTGTTAAGCTCCGCTCTATCACTGTCGCTTAAAGATTTATTTGCTATTACTACCTCAGAAACTATAGCGTTGTTACCACCTTTTATATTATCAATTAAAAAATTTCTCGATGGACTACCACCAAAAGCAATTGTTTGACTTGCACCATTAGCAGTTCCGTTTAAATAACTAAAAACTTCACCATCGGTTTGACGTTCCAAACCCATTATAAAATAAGTGTTGGCAGTTAAAGTTGTTGAACTATGAAGAGTATAGTTAGTAGCACTAGAGCCACCTACTTTAATTCTAATAGAAGTTGTGTTTTGTATTCTCCAAAAGTTGTTTGCAGTATCGTCATCATTTATCAAAACATCACTTGATGTAATAGTAGAGTCAGTAAACCTTATTCTAATGTATAAAGAAAATTCTTCTAACTCTAACTGAGGTATTTGTAAGCTATCACTTGCACCAGAAAATTCAGGAGCTTTATGCGTTGCGTTGTAGTTAGCTAGGTTTGAAGATTTTGTAGCGTTGTTACCTTGACCAGAAGCGTCGTCCCATTGAGTTATACCGTCACCATCTGATGGAAAAGCTCCACCACTTTTTTGTAAACCGGTATTAAACCTGTACCAACCAACTAATCCTGATATATCAGACGGTGTCCAACCGCCTGGATATCCACCTATGCTATTTCCTAATCCTAACATTAATGTCCAAAATAAAATATAACTCCTCCAGCTGTTGACGTTGGTGGAGTAAAACTATCCCATCTACCATATATAGTTAATCCTTTTGGAAACTTAGTAGCACTATCTGTTTCAGCAGCACCGCCACCGTTATTAGCTACAGCTGTTGTATGGCTAAAATAAGCTGTGTCAGGAGTGTCTGTAGCTGCTACTAAAGTACTAAGCACAGTATCTTCTAAAAATGTAATAGCTACTATTTTCTTTCCAGTTGGAGGTGTAACTTCTACAGCCTCATCACTAAAACCACTGCCTAACTGACCAAAGCTATATGCTATTTCTGTTGAATTTATTCCCATTATTTCTTTACTTTTTCTAGTGATCTACCGCCAAAATAAGCGCCGATCACAGTTATTAATACTAATTGTAAAAGATCTATATAAGAATCTTTCACGTTAAATTTTATTGCACCTGCATCTATAAATATTAATAGCATGGTGCATACTATTAAAAATATCAAAACCATAGGTCTAACGTTTTTACTAAGCCATGAGTCTGATTTTAAATCTGCTTGCCAACGAGAAGTTATATTCTTCTCCATCTCTACTTCATAGTCACTTATAAGTTGCTTGATTTTAAGTTCTGCTTCAAGCTTTTCTTCTTTGGAAGTGTGTAGGTTATCTATAACATTACCTACGTTTTTTACTAAATCAGCAGCACCACCAGAAAATATTTTACCTAACATATTATTTTGTTTTTACTTTTTCAAACGAACTAATACCAAAACAACCTAATGTAACCCACACAAAAGAATTATATATTACTTCATTAATCACTAGGTCTTTTCCTACCCAACCTGTTACAAGATCAGCTATAGCAAATAAACACATTACTACAAAAGAAGCAAACCCAACTATATTCTTTTCGTTAATCTCGTTTTTATCTTTAAATAAACTCCACATATTATACTATTTGTTTTGTTCCGTTATTAGCATCGTCTTCCCACGGAAAATCATGACTACCAGCTTCTTTTGCGACACCATCTACAATTATCATATCTTTTCCGTTAATTTCTTTTCTTTCAAATACTTGGCCATTATAAGTAACGCTATCATCAGTATAGGCTAATTTACCTATACGCATGTCAGTAGCGTGTCTCATTTCATGGTTTATTACTTGTTTATCTTCAAGACTGCCTGGCACTATGTTTTCATTAACATATATACTACCATCCATATTAGCTTCACCCATTACACCTTCAGCTAATGGCACTCTAATAACAGGTGTACCAGGTACAGAACCAATATCTCCAGCTTGTTTACCAAAACGCATTTTTGTTTTGATTACACCACCTACAGCATAGTTGCCTCTATTTTTACCTAGTTTAAATCCCATTATCTATTTTTATCTTTTATCATATCATCTATAGCTTTGTTGTAAACTTTATCAGTATATGATTTGTTATTGTAAAATACACTTCTATCTGAAGTGGGTAAGTCTTCCTCACCTAATAGGATTCTATATATCCTACTTATTATCTGTGAACATTTAAAAGAAGTTTTAAACACAGAGTACTTTATAGTAGTACGGTTTCTTTGTCTCCAAACTTCTATCCACCCTTCTTTTCTAAGTCTTTCCCAACGGTTTTTATCCCAACTCATAGTATAAACACCATCTATAAACTCTTGTCGTGTAAATCTTTTTTTACAATCTAAATAAATTAATAGTTCTAAATCTGCATCAGTTAATCCGTAAGTTTTACAGACCCACTTTCTAGTGAGCCTGTAATACTTAAGGATGTTTAATTCACGCAAATCTTGCGCTGTTAATCTCATCTATTAAGATAAGTCAGCAGCTAATGATATAGCTCCACATGAAGTAATGTCTGCGTGTAAATATACAGCAGCAGCATTATTGTCATCAGTAGCATCGTCAGCCACGGTAATAACACCATCTGAATATTGAGGTCCAGTAGCGTTAGCGGCATTTGCAATAGCATACATAACTTCTCTATGCGCGTTTGTGTTTACGTTTAAAACAACTTTGTCACTGTTAACAACAGCACCATCTTGCCCGTCAGCCATAATAGCATTTACAGGAGTAAACGTAACAGTAAGAGCAGTATCAGAAGTTGGGTACATACCTAGCAGACTATCAACTGGAATCATTACAGATCTTGCGATATCATCATCGTCCGCTACAGCAGCTTCAGTTCTAAAATAAAAATACTTTCTCATTTTTTTTACTTTTAAGGTTAATAATTAGGTTAATTTTACGTTTTAAGTTTAAGGTTTCAGGATTATGGTTTAGGTCTAATCTACTAGAACAACGTCACCATCACGAATAACTCTATAAAGAGTATCTTTCCATGATATGTCGTGCCCAGCATGTTTATCGTAATATATCGTGTCTCCATCTTTTAATCCTTCAACTAAATTACCACACGATATTATCTTAGCTTTTAAATACCTATTGTCAACATCGGTATCATCTGTCATTATAAGACCAGCAACCTTTTTAGGTTCTGTCTTTATTTTATCTACTATTATATATCTATTAATTGCTTTCATTCATTCTCATATTTGAAATTACACAATCAGCAGATATAATAGTTGTAACTACACTTACTGCATTTTTAAGCGCAGACTTAGTAACAAGCACAGGATCGATTATACCAGCTTTAATCATATCAACACTTCCACCTGTTACAACATCTACACCTAGACCTTTAGTAGGTCGTTGTTCTGTTTGTTCTAAACCAGCGTTTGCTAGTATAGTATGAAAAGGTGCTGTAATAGCTTTTAATAGTATATCTTCTCCTACGTTTTTAGCTATAGTTTCTTGAGAAGCATTTAACAGTGCTATTCCTCCGCCAGGTACTATACCTTCTTTCAACGCTGCTTTTGTAGCGTATATCGCGTCTTCAACTCTATCTTTTTTCTCTTTCATCTCTACTTTAGAGTTAGCACCTACTTTTATAATACCAACGCTACCTGATAGCATTGCTAGCCTTTGTCTATGTTTCTTTTGTATAAACGGGTTTTTCTCCCATTTATCTATAGTTTTCTTGATACTCTCTATTCTCTCTTCCATTTGATCTTCTGGAGTATCTATAGTTAACACAGTGTTTTTATCGTCAGTTATAGCAGTATATGCTTCACCTAAGCAGTCGATGTCTATTAAATCAAGATCATCACCTAATTGCTCGTTTATTACCTTAGCACCAACAAGAAAAGCAAGATCTGCTACAGTATCATCTTTAGTAGGACCAAAGCCTGGTAAATCAACTATATTAACTTTTATATTACCTTTTACTTTATTCATAAGAAGAGCAGCTTTAACTTGCTGATCAACTGGAGCAACAATTAATAAAGATCGTTTGTTCTTTATTACATACTCTAATACTGTTTGTATTTTTCTTATGTTTGGTATTTCTGAAGATACTATTAATACTAATGGGTTATCAAGCTCACAAATATGCTTGTCCTTATCAGTAACAAAATGTGGTGATGTGAGCCCTGAGTCGATTTGAACACCGTCAACTACTTCAACGTATGTCTCTTCAGTTGGAGACTCTTCCATTAATACCACACCATCTTTACCTACTTTAGTATAAGCTTCCGCTATAATCTTTCCTAGTTCCGCATCATTGTTGCAACTTATTGAACTAACAGATTTGAGCATATCGCCTTCGATCTTGACAGAAATCTTATCAAGGTAATCATTTACTTTTTTAAGACCAGATTTAATCCCGTCTTTTATTTCTCTTACGCTAGCATCGTTTTTGCTAACTTCTTTTAATAGTGCTTCAGCAAGTACAGTAGAAGTTGTCGTACCGTCACCTGCTTCTCTCACTGTGTTTCTAGCAGCTTCTTTAATAAGGGTTGCACCCATATTTTCAACCGGGTCAAATAAGACAACTGATTCTGCTACAGTTACTCCGTCTTTTGTTATTACCGGTAAACCTCTAGCATCTTCGTAAATTACACATTTACCAGACGCTCCTAAGGTTGATTTTACTGCTTTTGCTAGCTTTTCAACGCCAGCAACTATTTTACTTTTAGCATTATCGCCAAAGTTTACGTCTTTGACAATCTCGCTAGGCTGATTGTATTCCATATTTGATTAAATTTAATTAAATTGTACTTCTTATTAGTTAAATATTAAAAAAAGTGGAGCTATAGCTAAGTAATACAGTAGTATTGTTACTATTATACCTACCCATCCTAACGCTATGAGCCCTACTTTCTTCAATTTACTCATTATTTGAATGTTTTTACCACTTTTGGGCCTTTTGTAGCCTCTAGTTTCTTTGAGAAATGGTCGATGCTGCCATTAATTGCAGCTTCTGCACCTTCTATGGTCTCTCTACGTGTAACATCGTGCCAATTTTTATCATTTTCTGGGTCATTTACCTCAGTTTGATAAAAACCGTTAGGTAACTGTGTAATACGCCAGTTCTTTTTATCAGCTAGATGTTTCCATTGGTTAATAGTTTTCTCATTTGGTTTTGTGTTGCTAGTATATGTACTAGTCTTGTAGTATAAATAAGTCATTTTGGTTTATTTTTTGGTTAATAACTTGGTATAGGGTACTTCCCTACTCTTTTTTAGTGCCTTTACCATCGTTACCACGATTAGCTTTAACACTTTTAAATTTTTTATCTTTGTGGTCGTAGTCTTTACCACGTATGTTTTTACCGGCTTTCTTAGCAGCACGTCTTTTACGCTGGTTCTCTGCTTTTTTCTCACGTCTATCCGCCGTCATAGCTGCTTGCTTATCGCGAATAGCTTTCATACGTTTTGCAGTAGGTGTAAGTTTCTGTTTTGCCATACTCTAATTATCACATAGTAAAAAGGTAATTTACACTAAGTGTGACAATAGCCTGTTACCCTAATAATTAGCTAGCTAATGTCACAAAAAAAAGCATTATAAATATTTGGAGTTTGCATAGCCCCCTACCCCCCTGGCCCCACCGCCTAAACTAAAACGGCTTGTAAAAAGCCCACGGGCCTGCTATTTACAGTATTTTGCTGTAAGTTTTTAGCTTTTTATACAGCAACTATATTAATGGCCTCACAAAATAGATACAATAGTTAATAGATAATATATATGTAACCAATAAATAATAATAATAAAAATAAATAAACTATGTCAAAAAATAAAATAATAGAAGAAACAGTAGAAACTATAATAGATAAATTATATCAAGAGTCAGAATATTATATGTATGAGTATGGTAAATATAGTGAGTCAGATGATAAATTTATAGAAGACCAAGAACAAATTGTAGTAGAAATTATAAAAGAATTAAATAATAGAATAAATAAATAATTAACTCACAATATAAATACAACTAATAATAGATAATATAAACAAATAAATAACTAACTAAATAAATTAAATTATGTC